TTCGCCTTAATCCTCTAATATCTTCATTAGATAAGGCAAAAAAATTTCTTTTTTGATTTAAATAATATGCTTTGATCGGATTTTTTCCACCAAATTTATCTTCGGTGTTTAAAAAATATAGTCGAACTCCGCCGGTTTCAATATGGGAAGTCATTGACGAAAGCATCGACCCTGTGAAAAATAAATCAACCTTATTAATCGGCCTTCCGTGTTTTTGCCTAAACAATTTATATCTATCGCTATAGGGTTGAAAAAAATTCCCGTCAACTCCCTTTCCGGCGGAAGTTCTTTTTTTAATTCTGAACATAGCAAATTGGGCTAATTCTTCCAATAATTCATCGTGGCGTTGTAAATCGATGCCTAGACGAAAAAATATTCGGGCTAGCTCTGATATCCCTGCTATGTTTACACTAACATTATCAACCATGATTAGGCCCTATGCAGTCGTCTAGGAGAAGTAATAAACTTTTCATCATAGGTGATATCTCCCGATTGATCCCAATCATAAGTCAATCCAACTCCCAACACGGTTGTTAATTCTTCGTTATAGCGTTGCCTGAATTCTTGCTCTAGCCTTGCAAATCCATCTGATTGTTGGGAGTCCTTTTTTAAATACATGTAAATTAATTCTAGCGTTTTGAAACATTCAAGGCGTGTTAGGGTCCCCGCCTCAACTAGTGTGGGGTCAAAAGATATTTCCAAATAATCAACATTTAATTCAATTGCCGCTTGTCTATACCACTTTGATTCAAGAGTCCTATTAATCATTGAATAGGCGTTTTCTCTTTGATTGCTCCATTCCGAAACGCCTAAACTTAATATATTCGGCCTATATTCCAACAAATCAATATCGGTGCAATAGGTCATAATTTCACCTATTAAAATTTGATTTTCGGTTTCCTGATTTTTCTTCTAGGGTTTGCTTCTTTTTTCTTCAATTCAGGTTTTTTAATTTTCTCTGAATTTAATTTATAATTTTCCGCATTGCTTTCAAGCTTAATAACCGGCTTATCATTTTCGAAAACAATTTTTTCTTCAACTGATAATCCTTCAGGGGGGGCTTCAGATTCAATTTCAACTTCGGGATAACCTAATTCTTTTAGTATTTTGATTTTCCGTTTATCACTAGTAGTAAAGTAACCCATTTTAAAGTCAGCGAGAATACAATTATTTGCTGAATCCCATACTATTGTAGCCAATTTTGAGCGAAAAAATTTTTTCATTATGATGCACCCTTAGACCTTAGAACTAAAGCCCCCTGAATCGGGGGCTAATAATTATGCAGTTGTGGTTGTCGTTGTGGAACTAGTCGTTGAAGTGGAACTAGTTGTGGACGTTGAACTAGTTGTGGACGTGGTTGAACTCGTTGTGGATGTTGTGGAACTAGTTGTGGTTGTCGTCGTCGGCCAAATATTATTTGCTCTTAACCGACTTTCTAATGCAGTAAAATATTTCCGCAATTCAACGGGCAACCCCTGATTTGATTGAACCCATAATCGTTGCTCTAGATAATCTTTTGTTGACATAATTAATTTCCCTTTCTTTTTTCAGCTAGTGATTAATTTTCAGAGAAATTAATTTTTATGACGTTGCAAGGCTAGTAATAGTCCCGTGATATTCTTCGGGTCCATAATCCAAACCGATTTGTCCGTAAATTTGGCCGGATTCACTAGCGCCGGTTTTAGACAATTCCTCATAAAAAAGAACTCCCTTCCCTGGAACGGGAAGAAAAACCGGACGGCATGTTGCTAGATCCGCAATTAGCAAGGTGTTAGCGGGAACGAAGGGGTCCCAAACAACACCCATGATAGCAAAATCGGTTTCAATTTGCTTGATATTCAAGCCACCAATATTTCTATCGGTTGGAGCGTAACCGTAAATTTCACTAATTTTTTGCTTTTGGAAAGCATTGCAGAAAATAACGTGATTCATGAATTCCGCGCCATTACTTGCCATTGCCGCGACTAGTGTATTAACCAATGTGCGAGATAGTGCTGTATTAGCCGCATTTACAGTATTGGTCGTGCAAGCCGTAATTATTCCTCTGCTCTTTGCCGCCACACCGGAATTAGTCGCTTGTTGATACGTCCCCGAAAGAAAAGTCTTTTCAACGTCAACGCTAATTTGTCGCATATTAGCCGCAATTTGAAAATCCAACTCATTTTGAACAGGTTGATTGTCGGTAATATCAACTAGTCCGGTTGTTGCATCGGCGGTTACACTTCCCGCAACCGATTGTTTTGCGTAACTCACTTTAACGGATCGGTGAAAAATTTGACAAGTATTGACGTTTCGATCCCTCACATAAGTCCAGGGATCGGGGGCAGTCAAACTAGCCGTTTCGGTGATCGCCGGTTGAGCTGCCGTTTCAAGATTCCAGCTTTGATCTAACGTAAATTCAAAATCGGAAACGGTTTTTACCATGCCCCCCTGAAGCCCACCAATCATGCGAAGAAACGGGGTTTGGTTTGCACCGATAAGATACAATTCACCAACATAATTGGGGCAATTCCAAACAGTTGCGGTTGCATTTACATTTGCCATTTTTTAATTTCTCCCATTAATTATAAGAGAAAAAACTAGGCCGATTGTTTTTCTTTTTGCTCTAAAACATAAAGCCGGTTTTTCAACACTATGGCTTGTTGTGTGTTACCCTTTTGCAATGCTTCGGCCCAATCCTTTCTTAATTGTTCGATTTGATTTGTCCCCGTATTGTCTCCCGTTCCACTAGAAGCCCCTGATCCGCCCGAAGTATTGCTTCTAAGGATTGATTCTTTACCCGGATATTTGTCAATTATTAATCCAATTGCTTCATCAAAATTTGCGGGGTCCCCTGGATTTTGTCGGGACAATACGGGTTCGCCACTAGCATAAAACGCTCTTACAACTGGCAAGCCATCCGGCCCTTCATCAATTTTGAAATGCCTTCCGAAATGATCTTCGGCAATATTAGCCGGTAAAATCGTTTTGCTCTTATCCCCGCCCGAAAAATAATTACTCATGGCAAAATGTTTGGATATGAGCAACCGTCTAATTTGATCGGCTTTGGTATCGATTTGCTTTTTCAAATCGGCTTCATTATTAGCGTATATATCGCCTAGCTGTTTAATCTTCTCTTCATATGCGCTAGTAATATCAGCTTTCAACTTGTCAACTTTATCAGCCTTTAAGTACTCTTTATCATTGAAATTTTTGACTGTTTTAATTGCCGTTTCAGCGTCTTTTTTCCAGGTTTCAAGGTCATCAATATCTTCAAATAATCCTAGTTTATCTTTGTACTCTTTGGCTTTTAGTCGATGCTTTTGATTTTCTTTTCCTAAATCGATAATTTTTGTATACATCCCCACCGGGTCTAGTCCAATTTCTTTCCCTTCAGGATCAATATACATAATTTTGCCGTCATCATTTACGATAGGTTTTTTATCTTCGCCTAGCTTTAATTTCCAACCCATGATTTTTGTTTCCTCTGAAAACGTTTTGGCCGCCAATTATTCATCCGATAACTGAAAGCCCCCATATTTTTGATTTTCTTTCAATATAAAGTAATATATTTTTTGTTACAAGCAAAATTTATTCTGTGAACCAATTTTGCACTTCTATCTGTTTAGCCCCTTCCATCCATTCTTTGCGAATGGGTTGCCAATGGTGACGGCAATTGTATCCTCCCCTATGGGTCATTGCGGGACCCGATTTGCCTTTCCATCTATATGTCCAGCTATTAATTTGATTTGCGGTATAGTACTTTCCTGCCCTCGTTTTACAAAATGGCCTAGAGTCGGCAATGATATTTCCAATGTAAAGAAAATATTTTAATCCGGCGGTTTGGGCTTTGGTCAAATTTACTTCATTGTGAAAATTCATGATAAAATCATTTGCATATGTTCTAGCATAGACGGCTAATGGGGTCCCCGTAACACTTCTTTCTCCAATTACTGCCCCCCGAACCATTGATACCAATTCAGAGAAACTAGAATTGGCGATAACATGATCATACATAGCTTGAATAATTTGATTCTTTTTCATATCGCCTAGCGTTAAATAATTTTGCCAATAACCATTTTTCAATACTTCCATTGTTGTACGATCAATGCTAGTAAATTTAACTGATTCGTCAAGGTATCCGAATGATTTTTCGATTATTTGTTCCACGCTATCAAAATCATTAATTACTTTTTTCATGTCATTTGAAAAATCATTAGCGAAAAGATTTTCAATTTTTCTATGAATCCCTTGAGCCTGTTTTAAATTAGTCTTTAGCCCTTCAACCCTTCCTGTTTTATCGGTTACCAGTTGGGCCAAATTGTCAATTATATTATCTTGCAATTTAGTTAATGACTTTTCAATCATCTTGACATGTTTGGCTTGTTTTGCTGCTAGCCAATTGTCGGTTGCAATAGCTGATTTTTTTACATCCTTTGGGCTAGGCATTAGTTAGCCTCAACTCTAAATTGTTCCGTTTTTTGATAATCTTGATTCATTTCCGTTTGGCTTCCGTTTGAACTAGTTTCCTGATTATTGGCGTTTGAATATTCATTGTCTTGATTAATAATTGCCATATCGTCACTAGTTCTATTTGCTTCGTCGATATAATTTTCATCCCTAATTT